TTCGGTGCGGCGCATTGGGGCACCTGGGAAGCGCAGTTCATGTGGACGCTCAACACCGGTGGCCGCCTGCTGCTCGGACGGCGTTTCGGCGCGAGTTACTGGGGCGAACGCTTCGGCGTGAATCCGGGCTCGACGCTCGAGTGCCTGATTCACCGGGCGGCGCCGGCGCACACCAGGGTGCACATCAATTATGACTAGGGAATAACGTAATGGATTATCCGAAGAGTGTGCCCAGCGCCGGTCTGGTGGATGGGAAATTTATCGATGAAAACCCGCTGACCGGGACACCGGGATCGTTGATCCCGGCGAACTGGGGCAACGGTGTCACGCAGGAAATTCTTAACGTGATCACGGCCGGGGACCTGACTCCGGACGAGAAGAAATACGATCAGTTGTTGCAGGCGATTCGCAGCGTTTCGAGCAAGGGCTGGACGCTGGATTCGGCACTGCCGATTGGCTCGTTGCCGTTGCCGACGATCGCCAGTGCAGAGGGTCGACTTTCCGTGACCGGCAGCGCGGCGGCTACCAGTGGCGGCAAGGTCGCGGTTCCCCCCGGTGTGCCGGTCAGCCTGGGCCAGGAGGTTGTGGACGGTCAGTTGGGCAGGTCGCGTACTTTCACCACGCAAAGCTGGACCAGCGCAGATCTTTTACCTAACACGGGGTATTTTTTGCGTGCTCAGGTGATCGCCGGTGCACTGACGTTTTATGTGCAGCGTGGTACGCCGACTGACGCAGTGCCTGCCTCTCTCAAAGGCACCGCAGATGGGGTGGGAGGCGGCGGTTTTCCGTCTACCAGTCTGGATATGTGCGTTGCCTGGATTCTGACCGGAACCGTTGGAACCTTGCCTTCGGTTCTGACGATCTATAACCGGGCACGGCTCACCTGGAGCCAGACGGTCAATGGGACCGGCGTGATTTATCTGCCTCTGGATCCGCATGCACGAGCGGCACGACTGACGGTCGGCAATCCAACGCCGTCAGCCACGTTGGTAACGAACGTAGGGTTCTCGGAGGTCGGCTGGGTGGGGTCCAGTTACACCTTTCTTTCGCCTGGCACGCAGGCGATCTCGGGCAATCCGGCAGGATGGACCGGCAAATATCCAACCGTCATTACCACCAACAATGAGGTAGGGGATGTCACGGTATCGACATTGTCTGCCAGCTTTGATCATTCGCAACTCCGCTCGTTATGGCAGACGTTCCAGTCTCAGCATGGCCTTGGCTCCACGAGCGCATTGAAAGACGAGGCGTTGCATGGCATCGGCATCAAAAATCATCCTGTCACCGATTACACCTCGGGTATCGGGGTCAATTTCAGCAATGCCGTCAATGTTCATATTGTGTGGGAGTTGCTCCGATGAAAGTGATTCAGGACCTTCATCAGTTCGGTGACGAGTTGCGTACGCCACAACCTGCGCCCGACCACGAGTGGGACGGTCAACAGTGGGTGTCGAACCCTTTGAAACTGGCTGCACTCGAACAACAAGAGGCCGAGAGCCTTTGTTCCCGAGTCGATGCTGTCGCCGACAGTGCGCGCAGCGTGTTGGCAGGTGATCCGCTCAAGGCATTGGAGTACGCCCAGGCAGCTATTGACGCTCAGGTCTATCAGAATGCCGGCTACCCGAAAAAGGAAGTACCGCTGTCCGTTGCTGCCTGGGTCGCCAAAGGCCGGTCGGCGAAGCAGGCGGCCGAGCAGATCCTCGACAAGGCTGCCCAGCTGAGCGAAAACCTGCTGACCCTGCGAACCGTGCGCCTGAAAGCCAAGACCCAGATCCGTGCGTACGCTAGCAAAAGCCAGATGGATCAGGCTCGCGCTGCCGCCGATGAGGCGCTGCAGGCCATTCGTGAACTAGTGGCGCCTCCAGCCCCGTAATCGCAGTCCGCCTTACCCAAGCCCACTTCATGTGGGCTTTTTATTTTCAGAAACTGAAATGTTTGCGCCGTTGCGAAAGTCTTCGCGCCGCCACGTTTCATTTGTCATTACAGAGGAACGAGTACCCATGGATTACCCAAAAAGTGTCCCCAGCATCGGCCTGGTCGATGGCCGCTTCGTCGATGAAAACCCGGTGGCGGGAACGCCGGGCTCGCTGATTCCGGCGGTGTGGGGCAACAGTGTCACCGAAGAGTTGCTGGGTGTGATCAAAGCGGCCGGCATGACGCCGGCCGAAGGCATCAACGATCAGCTGCTCTCGGCTTTCAAGAAGCTTCTGAGCCTGGCCAGTCCGATGACCTCGCGGGTGACGGAGGTGTCTGCCTCGAAAGCGTTGATCGCCGATGAGCTTGGGCTCGTGCTGATCAGCGCCAATGCGGCTGATACCACCATTACCTTGCCGGCAGTGAGTGCGTTGGCGGGAGTACGGGATGTGATCGTCCGTCGTACCGACAACAGTGCCAACCGATTGGTGGTTCAGGCCGCCGGCAACGACCGCATAAGGTTTCACACGCATTTGTCCGCCAGCGGTTATCCGTTTCTGGTGCTGGTGGGCGCGGGTGACTGGTGGCATCTGCGCAGTGACGGTTCGGGTAACTGGTGGCCGGTTGGGCGTTTCGATGCGACGCCTTTGGGGCGGATTGTGTTCGAAAGTTCGACCACCTTGAACCCTGGCGGTTATGGCGCGTTGAACGGTCGGGAATTCCTGCGCGCCGAATGGCCCTGGTTGTGGGATCACGCTGTTCAATCCGGAATGCTGCGTGCCGAAGCCAGTCGTGCTGGCGGCTGGAGCAGTGGTGACGGCATCAAGACATTCCGCGGGCCGGAGGTTCGGGGCGAATTCATCCGGGTGCTTGATGAACAACGCAACATTGATACCGGGCGAGTGGCCGGCTCCTGGCAAAACGGCACCAACATAACCGGTGATAACGGATACGCGCCGGCCGTTCACGGGATCGGCGACCTTTCGACGGTCGGAACCGATCCGACAACGTTCGCGGGTCTGGTTTATTGGACCGGTGCTACGACGGCGGAAAATCTGGTGAGTGGCTATTGGGGAATGACCCGTCCCAGAAACGTTGCGTACCCCGGTCGATTGAAACTTATTTGAGGTGCATATGGCTTATTACTATGTGAATGAAAGAACGCAGGAGTTGAACGGCCCGGTCGAGTTGCCGGTCATCCCGGGCATGGGTGTCGTTCTTCCGGGCAACGCTATCGAATTGGCCGAGGTGCTGCCACCGGCCGAGTCGGGTCATGTCTGGGTGTGGCGTGACGGAGCGGCGTTGCAACTGATCGATTTGCGCAACCGACCGGTCTATCGCAAAGACAACGGCAACTTTTTCTACTGGAACGAACTGGGCCCGTTGCCCGAGTACCTGACGCTCAAACCGCGCCCGAGCGAGTTTTATGTCTGGGGCACCGATGACTGGGTCCTGGATGTCGCGGCGGAGCGCGCGGGTAAAGTCGCCGAGGCTGACGTCGAGCGTGACAATCGCCTGCGTGAAGTGGTCATTCGTGTCGCACCGCTGCAATACGCCTATGAGTTGGGCGAGGCTTCCAACGAACAGTTGACCGCTCTGCAGGCGTGGAAACGCTACACCGTGAAGCTGGCGCAGATTGAGTTGCAAACGGATTATCCGTTGACCATCGACTGGCCTGTAGCACCGGCCAAAGCGACTGTTTCGCCTGCTGCCTGACTGAACCTATCCCCTTATCAATCTCACAGGCGGACGATTGCTGCCGGCATCCGGCTGCCTGTAGAACCTCGGAAGTGCTGACGTGGACTATCCAAAAAGCATCCCCGGCGTCGGCCTGGTCGACGGTGGTTTTATCGATGAAAACCCCGTTGCCGGCACGCCCGGGTCGTTGATCCCCGCCGCCTGGGGCAACAGTGTCACGCAAGAAATTCTCAACGCCATCAAGGCGGCCGGGCTGACGCCGGACGAGAGCAAAACCAATCAACTGGCCACGGCCATCGGTGCGCTGGTGGACTTCACCAAACTGAAGAACACCCCGACCACCCTGGCCGGTTACGGCATCACCGATGCGGTCGGGCGACTGCTGGCGGTCAGGCAGATCGAAACCGTCGGGATCACGGTTTACAAGCCGAACCCGAGAGCCAGACGGATTCGCGTGCGGCTGGTGGGGGCGGGTGGCTCGGGGGGTGGATGTGTACCCATCCCGGCGAATTATCTAGGCATCGGCGGTGGCGGCGGGGCGGGCGCTTATGGGGAAAGTCTGTATGACGTCACGCCGGAAATGCTGACCGGTGTTCCGGTCACTCTGGGCGCCGGCGGTGCCCCGCGTAACGCGGTTGGCCAGGCCGGTGGCGGCGCTTCTTTCGGTTCCTACCTGAGTGTTTCGGGAGGCTTGGGCGGCCAGACGATTACCGTCCTGACGTCCCCAACGGCGTCCGGCTTTGTGCAAGGCGGTTTGGGAGGGCAAGTCGTTACGGGCGGCAACCTCTGCAGTGCTCGGGGCATCACCGGCACCTTTGCGATGTACAACGGTAACTGGGGAATGGTCTGCGGGGGCGGAGGCCCCAGCCCGTTCGATGGCGGTGCGCCGCTGATAGGTGTGAACAGCATTGGTATTGCCGGTGTTCGTGGCTCGGGAGGAAGTGGTTCGTGCTCGAACAATGCATCCGCATCAGTCGTGAGCGGCGTCGGCGGCAACGCCTTCTGTGAAATCTGGGAGTACGAGTAATGGCCCGTTATGCACGTATTGAAAACGGTGTCGCGGTCGAAGTGATCGACACCGGTGACTACGCGATCGAGCAACTGTTTGCGCCGGCGTTCGTCGCGGCGATGGTGCAGGTGCCCGAAGGTGCTGATATTGAAATCGGCGCGCCGATGTCTGAGTTGACGCCCGCTGTCGAGCCTCTGCGCGAACCGCCAGGTCCTGAAATCGCTCAGGTCGCAATAGTCGAGGACAACACGTCTTTGACGGCTGAGCGCGCCTGGCGCCAGTCGGCGCTGGCGGCCACGGAATGGTTGGTCACCCGCCATCGCGATGAGCAGGAACTGGGACGCGGCACCACGCTCAAGGCCCAGCATTATCTGGAAGTGCTCGAGTACCGCCAGGCATTGCGCGACTGGCCTGACTCAATCCATTTTCCGGCAGTGGTTTTGCGCCCGGCAGCACCGGAGTGGATGGCCACCGTTCATGGCTGAGGTCTTGTTTTGATGTTCTCGAATAGGGAGAAGAGTGATGGATTACCCAAAAAACATTCCCAGCGCAGGCTTGGTGAATGGCAGGTTTGTTGATGAAAACCCTCTTACCGGAACCCCGGGTTCGTTGATTCCGGCAAGCTGGGGAAATGGCGTTACGCAAGAAATTCTTGAAGTTATCAAAAGTGCAGGGTCGCCAGCCGATGAAAGTGATAACACTCAGCTCAAAGCGGCAATCGATACGCTGATTTCGAAGAAACAAAGCGACAGTCTGGCCAGCCAGGAAGACGCAGAGGCGGGCGTCAGCAGCACGCGGTTGATGACGCCGTTACGAGTGTTTCAATCCATCGCGAAAAAAATGCAACAGGCGACAGAGTCGCTGATGGGGATTGCAAAAGTTGCTTCTCAGGCAGAGGTCAACGCCGGTGTCAGTGATACGTCTATCGTGACCCCTAAAAAACTCAGGCTTGGGTTCATGGTGAGGCTGGGGGCATCCGGTTATGTCGTTTTCCCCTCGTGGATGGGGGGGGTGATTATCCAGTGGATCACCGGAGGCGCGAGCCAGGCGGGCAACAATGGCTACGGCGACCTGAATCTATGGCCGTTGGTCTTTCCCAACACACTGTTTCTTGCCGTCGCGACCCATGAAGGCACGGCAGCCGGAACGCAGCTGACCTGGAACATCAACGCGACCGTGAGCCGGCAGGCAGGCATCAATGTTCGTTGTCCTGAGTGGCCGTCAGGCTCCATTGCTGCTCGTGTCATCGGAATAGGAAATTGAGTATGTATTACTTTTCTCCGGCTACTTCCGGCTTTTATCACTCCGATCTGCACGGCGCCAATATCCCCGCGGATGCCTTTGAATTGAGCGAGGGTGAGTATTGCGCGCTGGTCTCGAACGCTCCAAAAGGAACCGTTCTTGGCCTGACTGCCAACGGACGCCCGGAACGGGTGTTACTGGCTGAACAAACGCTTGATGCTACAGAGCGGGCCTGGCGAGACAAGGTGTTGGATCGAACTCAATGGCTGGTTCTTCGCGATGCGGAAGAACTGGAAGTCGGCGAGGGAACAACCCTGCGCGGCGAAGAGTTCAAACAATTGCTGGCCTATCGGCAGGCATTGCGCGACTGGCCCAACGACCCTGAGTTTCCCGATGCCCGCTCGCGGCCGGTAGAGCCGGACTGGCTGGAAGGCCTGCTGAACAACGGAAGTTGAGGAGATACAAACATGGATTATCCGAAAAGCGTTCCCGGCATCGGGCTGGTGAACGGCAAGTTCGTCAATGAAGACGTTGTCGGCGGGTTGCCGGGATCGCTGATCCCCGCGACCTGGGGCAATGGCATCACCGATGAGCTGCTGAATGTCGTCAAGTCTGCCGGACTCGAACCCAGCGAAAACGATGCGACGCAGTTGTTGCTGGCGATCAAGAAAATCAGCCAGAGCGGTGAAGATAAACACGCAGCGGATATTGGCGCTGCCAACCTTTACATGGCCAATTATGTGCCGGCCATCAGTGCGTTGAAGGACGGGCTGACGCTGCGCTTCACGGCAGGCAATGCCAATACCGGAGCGAGCACTTTTGCGCCGAATGGTCTTCTGCCCAAACCGCTATTGAGTCTGGCGTCGAGTGCGTTGCGACCTGCGGAGATTGTTGGTGGCAGCATGTGTTCGGTGATGTACAGCGCAGCGCGGGACAGCTGGTTGCTGGTGTATGCCAGCGGTGGCAACGCAACCAGTGGCCGCTTGTTGAATGTTAAAACATTCACCTCCAGCGGCGTGTATACGCCCACGGCGGGAATGAAAAATGTGCTGGTCAAAATTGTGGGTGGTGGAGGTGGGAGTGCGGGGGTTGCTGCAACCTCTTCCACTCAGTATGCAGTATCGGGTGGTGGCGCTTCGGGTAGTTATGCAGAGGCGTGGCTCGACTCGAACAAGCTCGGCTCCAGTCAAGTGATCACAGTTGGTATCGCAGGGCTGGCAGGAGCTCCAGCTACTAACGGAGGCAGCGGTGGAACGAGTTCACTTGGCTCTTTTGTCACTGCACCGGGCGGGGGCGGGTCTGAGTGGATCAATCTGGTCGCACCCAACGGTAATGGCCTGTACGCCGGAGGTTCTCCCGGTGTTGTCGCTTCCGGAGGGAACATCGTCAACTGTGCCGGCACGTCTGGTGCGCCGGGCATCTCGGTTGCAGGCCCTACGCTCGCTGGACATGGTGCCAGTTCGCCGCTGGGCGCAGGAGGAACGGGCAACAGTTTCGGCGGCCCGACAAGCGTCGGAACCGGTTACGGTGCTGGCGGCGGCGGAGTTGCCAATGCCCCGAACCAGCCGGGACGATCCGGTTCAGCCGGCGCGCCCGGCGTCGTGATCATTTACGAGTACGCCTGATGAAAACCTACGCACGCATCGTCAACGACACGGTGGTCGAGCTGTTCTCGACCGACGGAAACATGGTCGAGATGTTTCACCCGGATCTGCTCTGGGTCGATATCACCGAGATCACTCCAGCACCACAAATCGACTGGTCGGCGAACTTCGGCACCCTCGGCTGGGTGTTTTCGTCGCAAGAAGACAGTGCCCCTGATGGCGCCCTGAAAACCCTGGCAAAGAAATGGCTGACCGGATTCGGTCGCCAGCCGTGATTCAATCGGCGCAATCCAGGGAGGATCAAGCATTATGCAAATCACTGAAAACAACCTCAGCAACATCATGCCCAACGCCCGCTCCCAAGCGGGCGTTTTTGTTTCACCGCTCAACGACGCCATGGCGCGTCATCGCATCGATACGCCCAAGCGCGTTGCTGCGTTTCTCGCCCAGGTCGGGCACGAGTCCGGGCAACTGCGCTACGTGCGCGAACTGGGCGACAACCAGTATCTGAGCAAGTACGACACGGGGACGCTGGCCCTGCGTCTGGGCAATACGCCAGAAGCCGATGGTGATGGACAGAAGTATCGCGGTCGCGGACTTATTCAGATCACCGGCTGCACCAACTATCGCCAGTGCAGTCTTGGGCTGTTTGGCGATGAGCGTCTGCTGTCGTTGCCTGAATTGCTCGAGCAACCGCAGTGGGCGGCGGAGTCCGCCGCGTGGTTCTGGGAACAGAACGGTTTGAACGAACTGGCGGACCGCGATCAGTTCAACACCATCACCCGTCGAATCAACGGCGGGTTGAACGGCTTGCAGGATCGCCTGGATCTCTGGGCTCGGGCGAGGGCGGTGCTATGTCCATCTCCTGGCGTGTAACCGGTGTTGTATTGCTGGTTCTGGGGGCTGCCGCGCTGGCATGGCAATTCCAGGACTGGCGCTACGGTCGCCAACTGGCCGAGCAGGCCCGACAGCATGCCGAAACCCTCAACCAACTGACTCAGGCTGCTGCCTCGGCGCAGCAGGCCGAGCAGGACAAGCGTCTGGCCCTGGAGCAACGGCTCGCGGCCAGTGAACAAACCCACTATCGAGCACTCAGTGATGCCCAACGTGATCAGGATCGCCTGCGCGATCGCCTTGCCACTGCTGATCTGCGCCTGTCAGTCCTCATCGACGCAGTCGA